TGAAATACAATGGATCTCAAGCAAGAATCCAAATCATGGCGATAGACACCATGAGCGCATGAATAACAAGAAAGTGAAGTTGGGTGAAAAGTTCATAAATAGAACAACCAAGCGCAAGCTAAGATTCCCTGGCGATCCGCTAGCGCATATCAGCGAAACGGTTAACTGCGGATGCACATTCAAGCCGACCAAGATCAAACGAAAAAGAAAGCGAGCTTAAGCAATGTCAATACACGACAGGGAGCAGATAGAAGAATCACGAGGGCAAACAATCTTTGTGCATCAAGGTGCCACCGGCCTAAAGCATAATTCGGGTTATCTAGATGAGGAGTGGCACCCTAAGCTACGCGGCAAGGCATGGATCAAAAAAGCTCGCGAGATGTCAGACAACTCACCAGTTATCGGCGCCGCGCTCTGGATTATCGAGGCAGTTACGCGGCAGGCAACATGGGTTCACGAAAAAAACGAGTCAGGGCACCCGTTAACATCATTCGGTGTTGAGTTTTCAGAACAGTGCTTTGCGGATACAGAGACGCCTTGGAAGTTGACTGTAAGCGAAATTTTATCAGCGCTTGCATTTGGCTGGGTTGCGCTTGAACCAGAGTTTAAGTTGCGCAGAGGCGATGCGAGCGATCCGCTATTACACTCGAAATACGACGATGGCAGGATCGGTTGGCGAGACTTTGCGCCGAGATCTCAAGAGTCGTTAGAGCGTTGGGTGTTTGACGACACTGGCAGAACTATCGGCATGGTGCAACGCGATCCGATTAACGGTTGCTTGCATTCTATCGCGATGGACAGGCTGTTGCTATTCAGGTTGCGCTCAAGAAAAAACAACCCTGAGGGTCGTCCGCTTTTGAGGACGTGCTATCGGCCATATTACAAAGGCATGTTCATGGAGGATATCGAAAGCGTCGGCGTCGAGCGCAACATTGCCGGCCTACCTGATTATCAGGTGCCAAAAGAGGTCATCGAGGCAAAAACTCCGGCAGCGAGCACAGCGCTTGACCAAGCCAAGACGCTAGTCAAGAAAGCCAGACTAGATCAGTATTTCGGAATTGTCAGGCCGACAGAAACAGACCGCGAGGGGAAATCTACCGGGTATAAGTTCGGTCTGCTATCAGCATCAGGCAAAAGCTTTGCCGATACCGGAGCGATTATTCAGCGATATGATACGCGCATGGCCCAAAACCTGATGACAGAGTTCTCGATGCTCGGCACCCAGACAATGGGCAGTCATGCCGCGCATTCTGATAAAACCTCAATGCTCGGCATGGCTGTTAATGCGATCTTGGATATGATTGACGAGATAGTCAACGAGCAAGCATTGCCGTGGTTGTTCGAGCTCAATAACATACCACGCGACGCATTGCCTCAGCGAAAACATACCGATGTAGAAAAGCGCGAAGTTGCGCCAGTGCTTGCGGCTGTATCGCAAGCGGTCAGCAGCGGTGCAATGGACGGCGACAACTCCGTCAACAACTTCTGTCGCGCATTGATCGATCTTGAACCGGTTGAAGACTCGATAGGCCAAGCAATACAAGACGCAGCCGTGCCTGATTTGTCTGCGCCATCGTTGCAACCGGCAGCTCAGACGATTGCGCCCGGAATGCAGACGGCAGGAGCACCAATCATGCCCGGCGCCGATGACTTGCAAGGTATTGTGCCCAATCCAGAAGAGCCGCCAGATCCTCAACCCGATGTCGGCAACGATGGTCCTGACTACTGGACACTCGAAGAGGCCGCAGATAATCTCAGGGTGAGCACATCAAGATTACGCGCAGCAATTCGCAGAGGGCAACTCCCGGGGTTGCAGATAGGCAATACATTTAGACTCAGACGCTCAGAGGTCGAAGCGCTATTCACGGCTGGCCAACTATGAGCATAGCAACCGTGGTCAATCACAATCGACGCAGAGCAACACGCAAGCAATGGAAGCTCAAGCCAACTCTATGTAAAGGCCAGATAAACGGCGAGCCATGCGGCAAGGTATTGGCCTTCGGTCTACTCGGTAGAGTACATTTACAATGCTCTAGATGCCGTTATGCTGACTGGTACAATTTTGGGGTTGACAATCCTGAGAAAATAACTCACAACTGACAATCAGCACAGAGCGCCTAGACCGCACGAGCGCCGGCAAAGCGGATACATTGACAATATGCCGGCATTAGGTCCTCTTAGCTTCGACGCATGCATGGCCCGCTCATGGCCTGGTATTACCGACAAGGCCGCGTTTTGCGCAGCTCTGCATCGCGGCGATCTCAAAAAGCGCGACGCTAAGACTGATCTAGGCTTTGCGCTTGAAATTAAAAAGCTCGACCAAGAAAAGCACATCGCAACCGGCTGGGTATCAGTCGTCGAAGACGCAGACGGTAATCCGATCATAGATGCCGAGGGTCACCTGTTGCCCATCACTGAGTTAGAGAAGGCCGTGCACTCAGCATTCTCAACCGATTCAGGCAAAGGCAAAGGCGGCGACCTGCATGAGACGCAAGGCGTGATTGATGTGCTTGAGTCGTTTGTCGTTACTGCCGAAAAGCGCGACGCGTTAGGCTTCGGCAAAGGCCCTGCTGGCTGGGTCGCATCGTTTCGGGTCAACGACGAAAACGTCTGGGATAAGATCAAGACCGGCGAGCGCCCCGAACTATCTTTGCGTGGCACCGGGCGCGGTACATTGCTACGCAAGGAATGGACCGACATCACAAAAAGCGACACGCCGATTTTGATTCGAGATATCGAACTAAACAAACTCGAATGGTTTTCGACTGTAGATCGTGGCGCGGCCGGTGACGATAAACATCGGCCGACCATTGTCTTATGGAAAAGAAAGAAAAGTCTATTCGATAGATTAGGTTTCAACAAAAACAAGCGGGCGCAATTAGTGAAAGGTGACGCTATGACTTTAGAAGAAATTTTGTCCCAGCTGCCAGAGGAGCAACGAACTGTGATTGTCCAGGCATTGCAGGACGCATCAAAGCCCGCTGAGCCGGCAGCCGCCGCTGCTCAACCAGCGCCTGCGCCAGTGCCCCCACCCGAGCAGACCCCGATTGCTAAGCGCGACGACGTGCCGGACGATGTGAAGCTTGAGCTTGCAAAGCGTGAAGATGAAGCTAAGCGGGCCGATGCTGCGCGAATCGAGTTGGCAAAGCGTGTCGAAAAGCTTGAGGATGATCGCTTGACTCTCGAACTGCAAAAGCGGGTCGAGAAGGATATGACTTTCATCCCAGGCAAGACCGACGAGCTTGTCAGTCTGATCAAGTCCGTCCGCAAGACCGACGAAGATGCGGCCAAAAAGCTCGAAGAGCGCTTAGTTGTGCTCAGCAAGGCCATGAAGCAAAGCCCGCTGCTTAGCGCGATGGGCACCGGCGCCGTTGATATTGAAGGCGATAACCCAAAGATCGAACTCGAAAAACGCGCGCGCGAGTTGGTTAAATCAGACCCAAGCATGACTCTGGCCAAGGCCAAGATGCGTGAGCTTGAGCTCGATCCTGACTTGTACCGGCAGATCCAAGCCGAAGCATAAATAGGAGAATACCAATGTCTCAAGGATTCGATCAGAACCCACAAACCCTAAGCAAGTCGGCCGCTGGCGATTTGTCCTCGAATCAATTTTACCTCGTAAAGGACAACGGCAGCGATCAGGTTGCGGTTTGCACCACCAAGGGCGAGCGTTGTCTAGGCATCTTGCAGAATGATCCATCAGCCGCGAACAGGGCCGCATCCGTGCTGTATGCCGGCGTGGGCCAAGTTGAGTGCGGTGGAACATTCGCCACCGGCGATGCGATTACGACCGATGCCAGTGGCAAGGCCATCAAAGCAACAGATCCAGATGATTACATTGCTGCTTATGCCGTAGAAGCCGGGGCGTCGGGCGAGCGTGCATCGGTGCTGCTTGTGCATGCCGGTAGTGTTGCCGCCGCAGACGTGGCCGGTGGACCGCAGTTTGAAAAGGTCACATTGACCAATGCAGAGATCAAAGCCCTTAGGGCATCGCCCAAGACTTTGATCGCCGCACCCGGCGCAAACAAGCTGGCTGTTATCGAGAGTATCGCTCTTGAGCTTAACGCAGGCAGTGAGGTGCTGACCGAATCTGTCGACAACATGGTTGTCGAATATAGCGACGGCCAGGATATCACTGCGGCAATCGAGGCGACTGGGTTTATTGATCAAGCAGCCAACACCTGGGCGATCTATTACCCGGCAGCCATTGCCGCTGCGGCGTCCGCAACCGTAGGCGTCAACAAGGCAGTGCAACTCACAAATACCGGCGATGGCGAATATGGAGGCAATGCAAGTGCAGATGCCACGATGGATGTCATGGTTGGCTATCGCATTGTTGACGTATCATAAGATCGAATCAATGGAATCTAAGAAAACACAGCGGGCGCTGGAGTTTTAGAAAATGCCTCTTCCCTCAATAAATGATGTGCACGTCGATGGCCTCAGAACAGAGATGTCGATTGCATATGTGCAAGAGACAGATCGTTTTGTTGCGCAAAAAGGCGCCCCGTTGCTGCCTGTTGATAAGCAAAGCGACAAGTATGCTATCTGGTCGAAAGCCGATTTCATGCGCCGGCAGATGCGCAAGCTGGCCGACGGCGATGCTTCGCCGCGCATGTCTTTTGCCGTTGATACTAGCAATAGCTACTATTGCGACACTTACGGCGGTAAGAAGATCCTGACCGACAGGCGGCGTGCAAATTATGACACGCCGCTGAAGGCTGATCGCGCGACTGTCAATTTCATTACGCAGCAGGCGTTGATTGAGCGTGATTATCAGTTTTCACAAGCTGCGTTCAAGACCGGTGTATGGGCGACCGATAAAACGCCGGCCAATTTATGGGACGCCACCAACGGTGATCCCGTCGGTGATATGCGTACCGCAGTGCGAACTATTTCCACCAGCACCGGCAGACGTCCTAACACGCTAGTGCTCGGCGCCTCAGTTTGGGATACCCTGCAAGATCATGCAGATTTCCTTGATCGTGTGAAATATACTCAAAAGGGTGTCGTCACAGAGGATCTCGTTGCTCAGCTATTCGGGCTCAAGAATGTTGTTGCGGCCGAAGGCGTCTACAATACTGCAAGCGCCGGAGCTTCCGCCACGATGTCTGAGATTTTCACGCCAAAAGATGCGTTGCTCATATACGCAGCCGATGCGCCATCGCATGACGAGCCTAGCGCACTCTATACGTTTTCTTGGTCCGAGTTCGATCAGGTTAAGGGAACCGGCGCCGCCGCAATCAAGACTTGGCGCCTGGACGATCCCGATGCCGAGGCGTTTAGAGCGCTGATGAGCTTCGACGTGAAAGTTACCGCATCAGATTGCGGCTACTTTTTCAGTGGCGCGGTTTCCTAAGAGGCTGTGCTCTAAGACGAGGTGATGTGGCCATGCCTTATGTAGCAATGTCTCAAGTTAAGTGGTGCGATTCTAAAACTCGCAAGATTCACACGGTTAATGCCGGCGATGAAGTTTGCGAGCCTGTACCGAGCAATGTTATCGCGCGCGGTCTCGTAGCATATCTTGAGCATGTACCCGGCATGATGTGGGACGAAAGAGTTGCGGAGTCTGGCACTGCGAGTGAGCTGCCCGCTGTGCCCGTGGTGTCGGACGCCGCGCTTTCGGAAGCGTTGCTAACAGAGGATCCTTTGTTGCAAGAGCAGCCAACGCAACAAGAAACAGAAAAACCGCAAAAGCGAAAGCGGGGAAGACCACGTAAGAATAGGTAGGTGAGCGATGGCGTTTACCTACGGTGGCGATCCCAGCAACTCTAATCTCGAAGAGGTCCGCTTTTATATTGGCGATACCAACAGCAACGATCAGCTGTTGAGCGATGCCGAGATCAACTTCGAGCTCAATCAGGTCAGCGACAATACAGTCAATGCTGCTGACAGATGCTTCCGCCGCATATTAGCGCAGCTATCTCGCGATATAGATCGCGGCGGTCCTAAGTTTTCAGCTACGCGCTCGCAAAAGTATCAGCACTACTTAGATCTGTACGATGCATTCAAGGAAGAGGTGCTAGGTGCAACTCCGGCAGTTGCGTGGACGGAGCATAGCGCAGATGCTCAAGACAGCGTTGAATCGGAGACTGATTTTATACAGCCACGATTTGTGATCGGCGGAGACGAGTACACATGAGCATCGGCATCGAAATACGTAACCCGCCGAAGGAAGCTTTCGAGCGAATATGCGTCAGCATGGGGCAAGCGATGCCTCGCGCTATGCTCAAAGCCGCCGAGGTTACAGCCGGCGAAGTGCGCGCGTCAGTGCAAAGAAGGCTCAAGCAATTCACCGGCATGCTCGGCAGATCATACAAAGCAACGCTGCTCAAGTC